TAAATCAGTAACAACTTCTTGAATATCTTCTACAGAAAGGTTTGCACCACTTTCTGATATTTCTTCAATAGATACTTCGCTTTCTTCAAATACAGCCTCTACTTCTTCTGCAGGAGTATCAACAGGTTCTGTATCAACTGGCTCTGTGTCTACTGGTTCTGTATCAACTGGCTCTGTATCTACAGGATCCGTATCTACGGGATCTGTATCTACTGGCTCTGTATCTACGGGAGTTGTATCAACTGGTTCTGTATCTACAGGGGTTGTGTCAACAGGAGTTGGATCTATTGGAGTTGTATCTATTGGGGAACTATTGCCACCAGTAGTTAAATTGGAGCCTTGTGGTGCGGGTACAGAAATAACAGTATCAGTATATTGACTTACAGGTCCAGACCAGTTAGCAACTCTAACAGTATAGGTAGCGCCTTCTGTCAAACCACTTAACTGAATAGATGCAGGAGCACCGTCAGTATTTAATGTTTGTCCTTCATATGGATTTTCTGCATCTGGATCATCTGTTATTACTTGATAGAACCAAGTGTTTGCTGTATATCCTTCAGGTAAGGATGGCGTAATGGTTGCGGTAGTTCCTGCAACAATTGGGGTTGAAATTATTGGGGCAGGAGTCGGAATGTTGTTATTAATTGCAGTAACTAGTTGACTTGATTTAGTGTTTAATGATGACTCAAGAGATGTCTTTGTTGATACCGCTGAGTTTACCGTATTGGTTAAAGATGTAGTATTAATAGCATTTATATTAGATGTGTTTGTAGTATTTTGAGCAACTACTGGAGTAAGGCTTGAGTTTAATTGTGCAATAGTTGCATTTGCTGAGTCAACCGCTGCCTGAACTGTTTCTGTATTTGGGTCTACATACGGAGTAAATGCTGCACCTTGACTTATTTGTCCAGCAAAACCTGCTCCAACATTAGTATCTGTAATTGGAATAAGTGCACCGTTGGTTGTTTCTCTAACATTAAATCTTGCTTGATCTGGTATTGGTCCATTAGCAGTTACACTTGCCATCCATGCCCCGTCATTTGGATTAACATCAGCATTAAATCTAATTTGAACCATTTGTGTAGAAGCATCTTGTTGCGGGAAAGGCCTTAAGTCCCAAGCAATATCTAAACTTGTTCCAGTAGTCGCATATGTAATTCCAGTTCCTGTGCTCCAAGTAGTCCAGTCCCATCCAGCAATAGATACAGAAGGTGCGCCTGGAGTTGTATGATAAACCCATCCTTCATTTGTTCCAAATGTTATCGTTGCATTTGATCCAACAAATACATTATTATAAACAGTTCCACCCATTTGCATTCCGAACGGAAGATTCATTTGAACACCAGCATCATCTACTCCAGCCAAAACATTTGTGCTAGTTCCAATAGTGGCTTGTAAATTATTGACTGCTGTTTGTGCATTATCGATTGCAATGTTGGCTTGGGTTAGTTCGGTTTGAGCAGTTGCTTGTGCAGTTATCGCTTCAGTTTTTGCAATAACTGTTTCAGATATTGCTGCCTGAGCCTCTGTTATTTGTGTTGTTATATTATTTATAGCGGTAGTTGCAGTATTTACTGTAGCCTTTGCATCTTGAACTACCTGAGAACTTTGATCTATTAGGGTAGTAGATAAATCAACATTACTAATAGTATTAATAGCAGTTTGAACATTATTTATTTCTGTATTAGCCAAAGATATTTTTGATGCTACCTCTGCCGTTACAGATTGGGCTTGGGAATATTCGGTTTGTGCTTGGGTTATTTCAGTTGTAGCACTTGTTGTAGCATCTATAGCCTCTTGAACGGCTGTAGTGGCTCCTGCAAGGGCTGTATTAACTGCTTGTTGAGCAGGACTTATAATAACCTGTTCTTGATTTTCTGTAGCCCCAGCATGATCTGGTGCCATTATTCCAAAAATTGTGACACATAAACCCACCCCAAAGGCTATTATAAGTTTACGTTTAAAGTTTCTCAATTAGGGGCTAACTCCAATGTGTAATTATATTAGTAATTATACCATTTTTTAATCATAAAAAAAGAGGGTAGAAATTAATCTACCCTCTAATTTTAATTAAGTATTATTTAATACCCAACTTTTTCATGATTTTAGCAATTAAAGCAGTAAGTGCAACAATTTTTGCATTTAGTGCAGTAATTTGGTTTGCAATTGCAGCGTTAGCAGCGGCATTTGCATCTAATACATTTGCTGTTGTTGATAATGCAACCTTTTGTGCTGACAAAGCAAGTCCAGTAGCAGTACCAGTTGTACCTGTAACTGTGAATGGACCAGCAGATAATGGAGCATATAGATTCCATGTTGCAACTCCACCAACAAATGTTGGAGTCTTAGATCCAACCAATGTTGCTCCACCTAGTTGAGTAGATGAAATTAGGTCTGCTGACAATAGATCAGTATATGAAGCGCCACTTGCAGCAATATCTGAGATTGGCTTACCTGAAGCATCTACTGCTTTCAAAGTAAGTTGAACCTTTTCTCCATTAATATAAGATGTTTTATCAAATGCTAAAGTAATAGATGATGCTACAGAACTTCCAACCGTAACAACTGCATTTGTTGAAACTGTAGGAGTTGTTGTTGCATTAGCAAATGTAATTGCAACATCTCCAGTAGCAATTCCATTAATAGCAAAATATGCTACTCCATTAGTAGTTGTTGTTGAAGCAGAAACTGTTGCTACAGATGTAGATGCTGATGTAGCATAAACTGTAGTTCCATTAGATACTGGATTGCCATTTACATCTTTTACAGCAACTGCAACACCATAAGATGTTGAAGATCCATCAGTTCCGTTAGATCCAACACGGTAGACTGAAAAACCTTTTGTTGCAGTATAAGTTGCAGCATCTCCAGCAAAAATAACTGTCTTAGTTGCTAAAACTGTAGAGCCACTTGAAATTGTAATTGTTGATGTTCCTGATGTTCCATCTCCAAATACGTTTACAAAATATTGTCCAGCAGTTCCTGTAACAGCACGACCTTGTGAGACCGCATTAGCCTGTGTTGTACCAAGACCAATCATTCCTGGACCAGCAACAGTAACTGTTAATGTTCCATTTGAAATAACATTATTGTTTCCATCTTTTGGCGCTACAAGAATATTAGCAACTGCATTTGCTGCTGCTGACTGTGCAGTCTTTGGAGCAACAATTGATACAGAATTAGTTGTTGCATCTGGTGCAGCAACTCCTACTGCAGAATAAACTGTTGTATATGACGGAGATACCGATAAGGTACCAGAAGCCGTCCATGAAATTGTTTTAACTACTGGTGTTCCTGGAATTCCAGTACCAGCAGTAATTGGAGTAACAGTTACTGTAGATGTACCAGCAGTAGGACTTGAAATAATAAGAGTTGAAACTCCTGCACCTACGTTGCTAGTTGTAATTTGATAATAACCATTAACTGGCGTTAACAGGGTAGTGTTTGATCCTGCAGATGCAGATACAATTGAACCTACACCAGACAGGGTAACAGTTGCTACCGTGCTCGTGTCTGTATTAATTGTAAGAGTTGCAAAACCACCAATAACCTGAACACCGTTTGTGGTGTCGTACATTGTTGTATTTACAATTGTCGGAGCAGCGTTTGCTGGCGTAGCGACAAGTGTAGTGCTAGTCAAGGCTGCAGCGATGACAATAGCAATTTTCTTGAATGAATTCATTTTTCTCCTTGTTTGATTATATTAAGTTAAAGTTATCTAGAAAACCCTTAACGTCGTCAGGAATTTCTCGATTACTCAATTCTACCATACGTTGCTGTTTCTCTGCAAGTCGAGTTGCAGAACTCCAAGTATGGACATCTATCTCTGTATTATTAGTCTTTGCTGTATGGGATATTGCTCCAAATACCGCCCCACAAACAGCATCGGCTAAATCTTTTGATTTTTTTCGGGGGTGATCAACCCTATTGCCTTTCATTATTTTTAATTCTGACATTTCTTCAAGTAAAATTGGAATCATAGGAATAGCAACACGCTCTTCATAAATCATCATTGCTAAATCTTCATAATGTTTTTTAGCAACCGATACAGTTTCTGTTCTAATTCCAACAGCCTGCAATTCATTTTGAATATCAAAAGATTGCCAACGGTCAAATGAAACCATACCGATATTAAATCCTTCTCTACGAAGATTTATAATCCATTGTTTTACTTCTGATAAGTTTACTGGTCCTTCTGCCCTTGGTTCCCACCAGGCAACAGCATCAACGATAACAATTGGGGCGACCTGCTCATAATCTTTAATGACTTGAATATTTACCCATTTATCTACATGAGCAATTGCTACTGCACATTTGTCATGTTTTTGTGCAAGGTCAGCATGAATATAATAAATTTTGTCTGGATCTGCTTTAAAGGTTTCATCAAACCTTCTAAAAGCATCTAATGGATTTCTTGTATTCATGCATTTTTCTAATTTTTCTTTTTGTTTAAAAAATGCATCAGAAGAAAATGTTGGAACACAAGCAAAACGCATCATGGCATCACCAAGATCTGTATAAAATGCTAATTTAAAATCATCAATTTTTCTTGTTGGATTTACATCCCAGGTAGGTCTTTTAAGTGCTAAAATTCTTGGGACTTTGTAAGAAATAATATGATCTTCTTCCCAAATAATTTCAAATTGATTACTAGGATCGTTATGAGGTAAGTCTTCATTCATAATAAAAATATGTTTTTTTTCTATTGATTCTTTTTCCATAATTACATCATCATATCTTTTTGAAATAAAGTCACCCTGATAACGAGGGAATGAAAGAAGAACAACTTTGCCTAAATCTGGAAAACGAGAATCTACAGATCCACGAAAGGCTTTATAAATATTTTCTGCAGTTTTACCTTGTTCATTACCAGTACCAACTTCAGATGCAAAACCAGAAATTTCATCAAGTACTGCAAGTAATAAGTTTAAACCTTCATGAGATTCTCTTTCTGAGTGACCAGAGTAAACGGTAATTGATTTATCAAACTCAACACTGTCAGCCTTTGCATTATACTTACCTGCAAACCATGGAGATTTTTCTATCTTGGTTTTAAAACCTTTAAAAAATACGTTTTTTGCTTGTTGTGCGTTAATAGCCACGTTAATTAAATCTATTGCATCACCAGATGGTTTACCAAAATATCTTGCTGGATCTTTAAGGCATAAGAGTTTATATACTATATATGCACATGCTACTGTTGATACAAAGTCTTTTCCAGATCCCTTGCCAAGTTGAAGAATAATCTCATTTTTAGTGTATTTATCATAATACCTTGATCCTTCTGGTGCTCCATAAAGTTCTTGCAGATCTTCTTTTTTATATATTTGACTCATTGCTTCTACAATGTCATATTGAATAGATGATAGTGGTGGTTGACCAAGATACTCAGAAGACTCAACAAAAGTCTTAGCATCTACTGGTTTTTCTTCAAATTGATTTTCTTTTAATACTTCTAAAAAATCATTGAACATCGTGGACAATTGTAATCACTTCTCCCTCTTTGGCAATCTGAGAAAGGCGTTGCATAATTAAATCACGTACTTCTGGATGTGTAGAAGCAATCTCTCTAAGTATTTCAACTAATACCTCTTGCCTTTTTTCAATCTGAATCATTTCTTCTGCAAGTTCTTTATTTTCTAACAGTCCAGCCTTTTGTAACATTTCAATTCTAGATTTTTCAATATCCATAACTAGTTTAATTGCTTGAGTTTTTGCACTAAGATTGTTTGTCATTGATGCTTCATCAATAACTTCATAAGATTTTGTAATTAATTTGCTATAGTGTGCATCTGCTCCAGCAAGTGCTTCTTTTGCACGAGCACGTATAGCATCATTGGCAGATGCCATAACTTTCCATTCGTTAATTAATGAAACTACACGAGTGCGTGGAATATCTAACTCTTTAGAAATTTTTGTTGGATCTTGACCTTTAAGATATTCTGTAACTACCTTATTAACTTCATCAAGATGTTGAATTAATTCTGTCTCAGTTGACATTTTTTTCCTTTGCTATTTTTAACAATACTAGATATCCTATTAAATCATCAATATCGTTATCTCCAGGATAGTCTGTGCCTTTCATAAGACGACTTAACTTGTCATCAATTCTAACCTTAAGTTGTTCTGCTGGATCAGATTTACTAAAAATTCTTACAGGATCAAGTGCAGAATCTCCATACGCTATGTTTTTTTCTATAAGCATTTGCGCTATAGAATGGCATGCCTGCCAAATT